GTTTCCCAGTCACGATCGCCCGGGGTCGATCGGGGGCCATGTCAGAGCTAACCGCAGGTGCAGCAGGAACCATTATAGCCTCACAAGGGGCGGGCTTACCTTAAATATTCATATCTAACCCCCTCACTACGGTATTTCCATTCGTAGTAGGTAGTGCAGCAGATGTAACGGCTGGTGTAGCACAATACTCGAGTATTGTAACAGCAGAAAACGCCATGACTAATGGTGACACAATGCTTATATTGAAGACTTATGTTGGCGTAGAGGCATTAGCTACTAGCAAAAAGATAAGAATTGTAGGTCAGGGCCCGACGACAAGAATAGACGGGTCTGTTTCCGTAAGCGGCGTAGACTTTGAAATGCACGATTTACGCGTTACAGGAGCTATAACATTATCATCTGGCGCGCATAGAGCAATTATAACTGATGTTAAACAACCCGACGCTTCGGCAATTAACGTAGATTCGCTTGTAGAAGGCGAATACATTAGAATTACAAAGGAGGCATAAAATGCCCAATAAAGTAGTAGGCACATTAGGCCAACAACCAACGATACAAATGGCAGGAAGAACATTTGTTTCTCCTATATTAGCCGACGCTACCCCAGCAGTTGGCGATACAATTATACTATATACAGGTACAATAGATGGATCGGGCACTGCTTATGATTTTGGATCATTACGCCGTCCTGGTGCTACTACAGGATTTCAAGTCCCCGCTTCAACTAAATTAAGACTGCAAGCAGTACGTATTACTAATATGACCGCAGTTGCCGCTTATATTGATATTGGCTATGCAGATAATGACCCAAGTGCGGGTTCTGTGCCTTATCATGCAACTCCGCCTACAAACGATGTGTATGAGGCGGGAGGGGCTGCAGGGCCATTACCACATTTAGCTGTAGCGTCTACAGTTGGAGCTAGTAATGAAAAATTACTTGATTTAGAAATAGCGGCTTCAAAATTTTTACAAATAGGGCGGGCCGGTGGAACAGCCGGCGTTATCGTAGAAGTTATTGGTATTCTTGAGTCGCCATAATAGGTAGGAGTTATAAATGGGTTTATTTGGTGGTAAAGGCAAAGGTCTATCGGGTTATGTAAACTCAATCGGCGGTTTAGTAGGTCTTGGCGGAGGTCAAGGCGAGTACTACAAGCCTAGTGAGTTCCAATCTGACGCTTATAATGCACTGCAAAGTGATACTAAAGCCCTTGGTAATGATGCCCTAGCGTCTATTATAGGTGATTACTCACAAGGTAAAGCTAATCTGGACGATATTATTAAATCAGGCAGAACAAATGATATTAATCAGGCCTCTTTGCAGCAAGCCTTAGCATACAACCCTTTAGGGGGCCAACGCCTTGCTTCTGACATGGTAAGAAATGACCCAACTTTAGGCCTTCTTTTTGGTAAAGATGGTTCTATGGGGCGGGCCGCTAAAGAAGAGCAAGATCTTGCTTCTCGTGGTTTCTCTCTACAACCAGAAGATTTTGAAGCTTATGGCCAAGGCTCCGGTAATATTGCCCGTATGTTTGGTCAACAAGAGCAATCTCTTGCGCAAGCGCTAGCAGACAGAGGACTTGCATCCGGGTCTAATACTGCTGCTGGTCAGCAATTTGCAGGTCTACAAGGAAATAAATTTGAACATCTCGCACAATTACAAAGACAAATTGCAGATGATAGAATGGCTAGAAACCAACAACGCTTAAGTCAAACTAGAGATTATTTGTCTAATCTTGGACAACAAGCCAACACTGCACAAAATACACGTTTTAATCAACAAATGGTAGGTGCAGGAGCAAGACAAGGCGAGCTTGAGAGCCAGCGTAACTTTGATCTAAATAAATATCAAACACAAGAACAATTAAGACAGGCCGAAACTGAGTCTAAAAAAGCTAATGAGAACCTTTCACTTATGGACGCTATTAGTGGGGGTTTATTTCAGGGCGTACAATCAGGTATTGGTAAAATGACTTCTAGTGCTATTGGAGGCGCAGGCGGGGCTGGTGGCGGCGGAGGCGGAATGCCAGGTGGTATGAGTGGCAGCGGAGGAAGTCAAGGCGACATCTCCGGTTCTTACAATATTAAACAGAAGAAATAAAGAGTAATAAAATGCCTTTACGTAGATCAGACCTAAAACAGTTACAACCAGGTATTGACTCTCTTTCGGCCCTTCTTTTAGGCGGAGAGCAAAAACAACAACAATTACAGCTTGACCAGCAATTAAAAGATAAAACTGCAGCGCAGAGATTAAGCGAAGCAGAAAGAATGTCACAGAAGTACCCTGATAGGACAATTTCTGTTTCTGCGGAAGGAGCCAGCATTGGAGCTAGAGATCCCTTAAAAGATTTCTTCCGCCAAAGTCAAATGCAGCAGCAGTTAGAAGATAACCAACGCCTAGAAAGCTCAGCCCTTCAAAATGAAGCTAGAAAACTAGGTCAAGTAGACCCACAGCAAATTACTGCCTTAGAAGATGTAGAAAATTTATTATCACAAAATGATCGTATGTCACTTGGACAATTACAGACTGCGTTAGCACGTCTAAAAGAAAAAGGAGCGTTAGCGGAAGGTGACGTTGAACGCGCCATGCCTAGAACTATTTCGCGTGATATAAAAAGTATTGGCGGTTATTTAGGTATCCCCGTAAAGGATATGATTTCACCCGAAGAGCGCGCTTCTATTCAAAAACTAGTTCAAGATAAAAAACACTCTCTGTTAAATACCCAACGCTTAGGTAAACAGGAGCTTGAAAAGAGGGCCCCAACACTTGCCCCCACGCTTAGCAGAACTGGTAAATTACCAAGTACAATGGAGTCTTTAGGTTATTCAAGAGAACAGCAGATAGTACCACAAGCATCTGGTCAAGCAGATTTACGTTCCGCAGCGCAGGCCGAATTAGAAAGACGACGAAAGGCTAGATAATGGCAGATTTATCGAAATTAGATGACAAAGATCTAGAGGCTATTGCCTCGGGTGATATGTCTTCCGTATCTGATGCAGCTCTTGCAATGTTAGCCGGTGAACAATCAGAGCCCGCTGCTCCACAAACGGGCCCATTGGAAGCCGGGGCAGAGGCGGTACGACAAGGCGCGTTTCTGGGTTATGTCCCACAACTAAAAGGGGCGGGGGCTGCCGCAGGGGATTTGCTCGCTGGCGGTGGTATTGAAGGCGCTAAACAGGCTTACTTATCTAAACGAGATGAAACTTCACGGGAACTAGCGCGTATGCAGCAAGAGCAGCCAGTAGCTTCTTTTGTTGGTACTATGGCGGGTGGTATGGCCATGCCGGGATTAGGTGCGGCTAAAGGCGTAGGACTTGGCGCTAAAATGCTTAAGGGAGCGGGGCTTGGTGCCGGAGTTGGCGCGGCTTATAACCCCGGAGACGCGGAGGGCCAAATCTCTCCTATTCAAGCAGAAGACCGTGCCGTTAATGCGGGCATCGGGGCCCTATTAGGGGCTGGCGCGGCAGGTGCAGGTAGGGCATTGGAAAAAGGAGCAGAAGCTCAGAAATATATTCGAGCCGTTAAAGATAGTGCAGGATTAAGTAAACAAGTTAGAGCGGAAATAGAAAAAGCGGGTAGATCTTTAACAGAAAAACAAATATCGCCTAGAGCAAATGCCCTTAACGAATTATTGCGGGGTAAGTCTATAGAAGTTAACCCACAAATGATGGAAGGTGTAGACCCAAGAATTAAGGGTATAGTTGAAAAGTTTGGACAAGAACGTCCTGCTGGTATGCAAGAATTGTCCGCTAAAAACGCCCAACGTCTAAAACGTTATATGGACCAAGTTGAGGCTAATTATGGTAAAGCGGCATTGTTTGACCCAACAGCGCGCGCAAAATCTGAAGAAGCTAAAAAAGTAGCAGATGTATTTAGAAATAAACTGTCAGCATTAGACCCTTCTGTTAGTCAATTAAACCGCGAGATGGCGGATAATATACGCCTTCGTGATGTAATGCTAGATAAGTCGAGGAATGCACCAATATCTGCTATAAAAGGTAAGCCAGGTACAGATAGAGGCTCTTTAGTTGATGCAATGGACCAGGCCGCCGGAAGTGATTTAGAGGGACTATCACAAAACATTGAAAATGCTGCCGACTTAATGTTAGACCCAACGCGCCTTGTTAAACCTTTAGAGGCTCCAAGTGAATTACGCCGATTAGGTACTCGTGGGTTACTTTTAGGAGCTGACGCATTAAACAAGGGCGCTAGTGTAATGGGCGGGCGAGGCTCCCCAGGGCAAATTACTTTAATGGAAGCTATTAGGGCAGCCGAAACAGAAAAAAATCGGAAGTAATTAAATGGAAGATACAGACAAGGAACGTCTAGTTAGAATTGAAAACGGAATGATCGAGCTGGTTAAGCAGGGCGCAGTTCACAATGAATTGCTGCGTACGCACGAAAGTCGGTCATTAGCTCTTCAAGCGCAGCAAGAAATTTTAGCGAGGGAACTAGCAAAAGAATTAGACCCCGTTAAAAAACACGTAAACTTTGTAGATCGTTTACTGAAATTTATCGGGGCCGTCGTTGTTACTGTATTTGCAGGGGCGGCTTTACAACTTATTTTAAAACTATTTTAAAGTTCTTAAAAATCGTAGGCGTTTATCAGTTATATCACTATAAACCCTAGCCTTATCTTTTTCTGTGGCTTGGTCAGCATTAGCGCCAACAAATATAACATCTAACGGTCCCTCAATCGCAGGGCAGTCGCTATAAATTACCTTAACAGTAAAAAATCCAAGGTTAATAATTTGTTCGCTTGTTCCAAGTAAATCACTCGCACAGCGGATATTGGCTACTTTATCCGCAGCCCCTTGTTTAACTGCGTCCGCACCAGTAACCCAGTATTCATCTTTAACCAAGGCAGTATAATCTTCAAAAGTTAAACCTAAGCGCGCGGCGTTTGATCTTTCCATACCATATACGAGATCTAAAAGCATTCCTGCTGCAGTAAGAAACTCACCTGGAATTTGACCGTCTACGCCACCTACACGGGCGCGATGCGCCATCATAACCCCGTGCGGCTGAATATAACGAGTACCAAGAGACTGTGCGGTACCAAAGCCCATAGAAGCTGCAAATATAGTGATTGTATCTACCTTAATGCCGAGGCCTTGTGCTAAAGAGTTTAAACTATTTCCTGCACGAATATCCCCACCAGGCGTATCAAGCGCCAAAAAAATATGTTTTGCTCCGCCCGAGACTTTGCTTAGCATTTCTTTCTGCAATTTAGCCACAGAAACGGGGTTATAATCTTCACGAAAAATTAAAGTGTTATTTTTGTTTAAATTTAAAGTTTCTACAGGAACGTCTTCTCGTCTATTCTCAATTTGTTTCATTAATCCATATTTAGTAACTAAATCAGTCTCTTTAAAAACAGGGGTGCGAATTATTCTCTCACTCTGTAATTGATTTTTTGACTTAGGTGCTGATAGGGACACGCTTATCATAATAGCGGCCAATACACCTAAAACTATAGATATTTTTCTAATCATTGTTTGTTTCTCCTTGTTCAATCTTTAACCCAATGCCGGCTAATCTATAAATCTCTAAATGAGCTTCAACTAGATTAATAAGCACAATATCGCCAGATTGGGCAGCAAATACTCGGGCTTCTTCACACTCGTCAACTAAATCTTTTAATATTTTTTCTGTAATCATTTGTTCCTTGTTAGTGTATGTAAAGAATATTTTAAACGATAAAAAGCAGTTTCTCTAGCTTTATCTAACTCTTGCTGAGTCAAAAAGCTTAAGTCACCCTCTTCGCCATAACTGTACAAAATCATGCCCCGCATTCTTATTGGGTTCCTGCTATAGAGCGTAATACGTCCGTCCCGTGCAGTAACCGTAAGCTCTTTATTGCACAAAATAAAGGAAGTAATCATTTTGCCACCGCCACGCCTACTAATACGCCAAGCAAAGCATACAAAAGCGGGTTATTGAATATACCGCCTTTACCTTTGCTCAACTCGTTAATTTGATTTTGCTGAGCTGAAATAATATCTTTCTGCACGTTAGAAAGATTATCTTTAGCTTTGTTAGACCTATCACAAGAATCTAATGTATCTTGACAAGAAGCTTGTAACTTTTTAAGGTCGGAAAGTTCGTCTGCCTTAGCTCCCGTCGCTAATAGTCCCATGAGTACTATTGAACTTAGCGCGTTCTTCATCATACTTCTTTTTCTTTGTCTCATAGTCTTCGTCCGCTTCCTTTGCAGATTTTTCTGCTTGTTTAAGCTGGCCCTTTTTTTCTGCCACTTCAACTTCGGCCTCTAGTTGATTGGCCTTTTCAGTTTTTAATTTAAGCAAAATAGCTAGTACTCCTGCAGCGACAGCTAACAATAGTAGCGCTTTTTCCTTAATCCATAATAGGGCTTTAATCATTTTTATTTATTCTCGGCTATAGTTTTTCGTTTAGGCATGTTAAAACTGGCTCCGCAATCACGGCAGCGGTGGCGCTGATGTACCCCACGAGCAGTAACGCGAACACCATTACGCTCGGTCTTCATAGACCCACAGTTAGGGCATCCTTCTTTAGAGCCATCTATAAGTTTAGCGAGGTTAGGGTGATTTGTGGCAAATGGTCTTAGAGCCATATAAGTATCACGTAAAACAAGGATATCAAGGGCACAATGTTCTTCGATTGTTTTAATCGAAGGCAGATGACCAGCAATAGCGCGGCTCCAGTTTTCCGGCAGAATTGGAGTTTTGCGAGGAGCTTTTTTTAGATCCTTGTAAGGCAAGGACTCAGACACGGTAGCTAAGCGGTTACTATTAAATTTCATTGTATACTTAGCTAAACGCCACGTGTCAATATGGGTCGCGTAAGACATCGGCTGCATTCCGTGTATCATTCGCCGAGTTTGAATAAATGGTAAATCAAACCTTACGCCATAATGAGTAACTACAATATCAGCGGACTCAAACACAGGCTGAAAAGCATTTAGCACTGGGCGGTCATCTGTGGTATTTTTCTTAAATGCCGGGAAGTCACGACCAGAAATAATTGTTGGTTTTTTCTCACCAAGCCACATGTAACCAATACAAAAAACAAAACCCCAGTTAGCGTTGAGGTTGCTTGCCTCAATATCCCATAAAAGTATTTTTGGTTGTTTATTTTTCATTTTTTCCTAACTCTTAGTTTAAGCGCCCGCATTTTATTTATTGCGCCCATTGTTATTTTATATGCATTCTGTCTAGACCCAACGTTGTATTTTTCAGCAACATCAGAGTAAGACAAGCCCGTAACAAATTTCTCTATTACAAAGTCTATCTCTTTTTTTGAGAACTTTCCAGTATTTTCCATAGCATTTCTTATTCTAGTCTCGGAAATGTGTGTATCCGTATACACATAATCCCAAATTGTCATTGCACTTAATTTTTCAAAATGAGCATCAGTAGATTTAAGTAACATGATATTACTTGAAGTATACTGGTCTTTTGGTAAAAGCTCCTCTAAATGAGGGCATGGTGTACTTTGCAATTTACAACCATGCGGACATGACCATTTCTCTGAGCTTTTGTCGTCCTCCCTCCGTTTCGGTGAGGATTTCATTAGCGTCTTTTTCCATTAAAATTGTTGTTACAAACGGCGTGTACTGTAACAGGCGGGCCTTCAACTCTACGGCAGCTTTAATACCGGGACCATCCTTGTCCACCATAACTAATATGTTCTCATATTGTTTAAAGACTTGCAAGTACTTTTCTGTCTTTTTTGAAAAAAATTCGTTGGTACCGCCGGGACTCGCCACATCTATTTCTGGACAAGCCTCAAACACGCTCATTGCATTAATCTCGCCCTCTACCACTACAAGCTTATTTTTACTACGACTTACGCTATTTAATATAAATAAAGGTTTTTCGTGCCCTCTTGGACATAGGTACTTTGCTCCCTCTTCTGTAGTAACCCGGCTTCTCCTCTTATAATACGGGGTATTACCGGGCCACACAATATAATAGTTATCAGTATCCGACGGTAAATCTAACCCACGTATTTTTTCCTTAGGCAACGAGGAAATATAGCTTATGGTCTTTGATATGTCTTCAGGTGGTTTTCTATAGGCGGAAGAATTACCAAAAGTGTCTTGCCTTCCAAGCTCAGATAAACGCCCCGCCCTTCCACAACCAAAACACTTAAATCCATTGTCATAGACAACTAGACTAGGTGTATCTTCTTTATGAAAAGGGCAGAGTATTCTTTCGATCATATTACCTAAAAACGCCCTACGTTTGCTGTATTTATAATAACAGCGCTTTTTGCCTCTTCTATTTTATTATCTTCCATGATACCAAGCAATACAAGAGAATACCCGATAATATCACGAACTGCGTCCTGGGCTGACTCATTTTTTACTTGTAGCTCGCCCTTAGACAAAAAACTACGCACACGCTGCACCTTGTCCATCATGCGAATAAGTAGCCCTATCTCAGCCTTGGCCAGGCCAATGCGCTCGGATACTTTAAAATTATCAAAGGGATCATCAGAACCCCCACTGTAATCCGAATTCTTCTTTTGTACAATAGACAGGATAGCTTCGCATTCAGCGCGCGCTAGTTTCATGTATTCTTCTTTAGTCATTATTAACCTCATTTCTCATTTGTTCTGCCAAATCAGGACATAATCTAAAACACGTATTAGCAAACCAATTTTCCATAGCCTTAATGGATTTAGCGGACTGAGGTCTTTCTTTTGTTGATCGCTCTTGCCTAATAGCTTGTTTACTGAGCTTTTTAAGCATACGCTTACGCGTAAAATAATTAACACGCGAAAGGGCCTCTACCCAAATAGGCGGGTCTAGTTCTGGGTCATATTTAAAACAGTAAGCCCCATATTTGTTTGTTCCTTGCTTTAACATCACTTCTCCTTTTTAGTGTCGCATATTTCACAGTAATAGAAGCTATCCATGAAGCCATTGTATAGCTTCCATTTATGGGAACAGTCGCCAGTCATTTTCCAATCAGTGTGTTCTTCGTCTTTATCAACACAGGGTTGCCCGCTACCATTATTAATTGTTACTGACGGTTTTCCAGGTAGAGGTAATTTAAAATGGTCGTACCCATTAGTATTTAGGAAGTCCTCATATTTCTGCTCAAACCAAAGAACATTCTGGTCATCTATACCAGCGTTAAATAATTTCTCTCTGTCAATTGTTTGGCCCTGCTCTATAACAACATCCCGCAAATAGTCGATATGGAAACTGCGCGTTCGTACCATAGAACTGCCATAAGTAATGGCATCCAGCATTGCTTTATCTAATTGTTTTAGCCTAGCTGCTCCAGCCTTCCGCCCATAGTCAGAAATAAATAAAGCGTAGCCAGCGGCATCATTGGCGTGGGCTAGCATATTAAAATTATTACCTATGCAGGTGTCGGCGCCCACAAGATGATCGGTCCCACCTGTTAGAGGGGGTCGGCGCCCACAAGCATCACTTCTTTTTGCGGCGTCAAAAAGCTCCTTATTCATATCAAGAGTATTTTTTAAAAATTCCTCAAATGTCATATCCCGTTCTCCGCACTGTTATCGTCAAAAAACTTATATATTTCTCCACTATATCTTAACTTAAACGGCTTGCTTTCGCCATTTCTATTTTTAGCTACATAAACTTTGATTAAGTCCTTTGGCATATTAACATCGTACATAGAAGGTTTGTGTAAGAACATAATCATGTCTGCACATTTCTCAATCTGAGCCGAGTCCGCCAAATCTGACATCTGAGGAGTTGGATCTTTAACATAATGACTTCTACCCTCCACATTACGGTTCATCTGCGCAAGAGCAACAACCGGGGCAGAGATGCGCTTAGCTAAAGCCTTTAATTGGTCGGTAACATAACCAACCTCTTCGGCTTTTGTTCTACGCTCGGTTACGTTAACAATCTGCAAATAGTCCACAATGATTAAACTAATCGGTTTAGTCTGGTGTAGTTGCAAAGCTCTGTTAATTAGATGGTTAATACTAATGCCATTTGTGTCGTCAATAAAAAATCCCAAGGAACCTAGCTGTTTGTTAATGCGTAGCTTTCTATCATCGGGTAGCATGTGCAAACGACGGGCAGGAACTTCCGACTCGATTGACATAATTCTAGTCTTTAGTTGTTCTTTTGTCATCTCTAGAGAAAACATGTATACGTTACCCTTACGAGCAACTTCTAAACCTAATTGACAAGCAAAGGCTGTTTTACCGGTGCCGGGCCTTGCAGCTACAATAACTAGGTCTGGCTTACCAGCACGAAGATAATGATTTTTTTCTATTTCCTTTATACCACACTGTAGCGGAGTAGACACGCCCTCTTCTTGAATGTCGCCTAAACCGGCCGCAACCGGCGATAGCGCGGACTCGTTGTAAACTACCTCTATATCTTTTGTCAACACTAATTACCCCACAATGCACTAAAGGTAGCCGCCTCATAAACCTTACTATGATCTATCATAGTGGCTTTAACCTTGTTAACGTACTTCTTATTTTTTGTAGAAGCAGAGCCAGCATTATAAGCGCTGACTGCCTTATCAATATTTCCGTTATATCTAGTTAACTGCTTACTAAGGTACTTTGCCGCATAGTTCATATTTTCGTGTGGGTCCATTAACTCGTCGGCGGTTCCTCTAAATCCCAGCATCCTAGCTGTTTCTAATTTTACTTGGCATATACCATAACTAGGACTACCCCCGTCGTCGTGTGCTATTACATAAGGGTCAAACGTTGACTCATGATAACACACAGATGAAAGCATAGCTGGTTCAATAGAGTGCATCCTGGCTATAAGGCTCATGGTCATTAATAGTGAGTTCATGTTTCCTCCAAAAGTAGTCGTCAGTTGTAGCCTGTTGCGCGACTACAGTAACGTTAAGTTAACTATAGATTGCTTAACGCTAAGTCTCCATTGGCTTAAACCGCTGGTAATTATTCCAGGGCACGGACCAAAGCTTGCTTGACCCTACAACTGACAACTAATATAAATATTAGCAATTTATGGGCGTAAAGGCAAGTTATTTTTCCCATCTATCTAATGGGTCGGAGCAGTCCACGTCCAAATCGACTGTAAGCCCGGCTCTTTTGCCCACTCCAATCATAACCGACTGCAAGACTAGTGCCACTTCATTAACAACGTCTAATTTACTTTGTACTAAGATTTCATCGTGTACTTCAAATAAAGCGCGACCTAAATCCCTATCACGTAAGTACTCAGCCATTAAGTAAAAAGCCTCATGCGTTAAGTCCGCACCTGATCCCTGGATTTTACTCGAATAGGCTTGCCTATATGCCTCTTCTTTTTTCCAAGCGGCATCGAACTCTTTTGGAAATCTTCGTCTGCGCCCATATAAATTAATTATAGGCATTCCGTCATCAACAAGTTTTTTACACTCATCTATAACTCTTTTCTCCCCGGCATAAGCTTCCCAATAACGTCCCCAAGCATACGTTGCCTCTGACATGCTAACATCAAGTACTTCGGCCACTTTCATAGGCGTACATTGATATTGCATAGCGAAGTTCAAGGTCTTGGCTAATTGTCTTTCAATACCAAGCGCCTCGGCAGTAATATCATGCTTACTGGCACCTTCTCTAACAATTTTTAATAAGTTTCTGTCTTGTGAATAATGTGCGGCAATTACAACCTCTAACTGAGCATAGTCACATGAGATGAGTTTGTGCCCCTCATCAGGAAGGAACATACCACGTATTTTACCTTCTCGCGGCATATTTTGCATATTTGGGTTGCTACTAGAAATACGGCCCGTCACAGTGCCATTAACATTAAACTCTGGGTAAATTCTGCCATCAAGCTGTCTTTCTAAGGTCCCCTCAATATAAGTGCCATATATTTTCTCATTGGCCCTAAAATCTTGTATTAAACTAATTATAGGGTGTTTATCTTTTATCTTCTCCAATGAGTCGTCGTCTACAGACACAGACCACTGCTTTGTTTTCTTGTTCTTTTTTCTCTGCTCGGGTAGATTAAGTTTCCCGTACAAAAGCTCCGCTAATTGCTTGTTAGAACTTAAATTAAAAGTTGGCTTAATAACACCAGCTTTACCTTTTGGTGTCTTCCTTTTAAGAAGTTCTTTAACCCACATATCCATCTCACAAAGGTCTAGTTCATCTTTGACTAAACCCCGCATTTTACTATCTAGGCCCATAATACGCTGCTTGTAATCTACGCCCAAGGCCGCCACATAATCTAAATCAATTTTTACGCCATTTACCTCGGTATCATATAAGCTAAAAGCTAGATTATGAACGTGGTCTATAAGCTTCGTTGTAATGCCCTGCATAGAAAGGGCGGAGATTAGATGCTCATAAAGCTGTTTAGTATATACTACGTCTTTACAGGCATATTCAAGTTTATCCTCAAAAGTGGCCTCTTCATAAGACCTATATTTAGTCCAAAAAACTTCTTTGTAATTATCTTTAAACATGCCTTGAACTATATCGTCTAGGCCGTGTGAGGCGTTCTCGTCAAACAAATGATGTAACAAGATTGTATCAAACACCTGGACGCCAGTTAATCGCATGTCTATACCAGCACGGTACAGCATTTTAAAATCATATTTAAAATTATGCAGTACAAGGGGCCTACTTATTTGAAGTAGGGCAGGAAGGCACTCTGGAGTAAACATTACTGCCCCACTGCTTTGGCCTGTAATTACGCCGTTAAGAATTTTATCTTTGAATTGATCAAGACCTGTGGCCTCTAAATCTAGAACAATGAAATCAGAATTGGAGTTGTGCCAATTAATAATTTCTTCTAGTTTGCGAATGTCTGTGACATAGTTGTATGGTTTAGTGTTATTCATTGATTATACCATATTAACAAAAAAATCCCCGGCGCGCCATGAAATAATTCATGTGGCCGGGGCAAAACTAGACTATGGAGGGAGGGAGAGAGCGCTAGTTTTTAAAGGCCGCCATCGCTCTGGGGGGAGCGGGGGCCGGAACCATTAGCAGAGTTTTTCCGAGCAAGGTACTCTTTTTTACGTTGAGCAACCGTTTCTGGAGTACGATAATCTAAGTACGCACCTACCTTGGTTTCCTTAGATTTTAATGTTCGGAATATCATTTGTCCGCCAACTTTTACTTCCTGTAACTTATCAAAAATTTCTGGGGTAATTTCAAGACTATTGAAGAAACCTTCATAGATTGTGTTAAAGAACGGGGCAAGTGAAATATCATTTTGTCTGTTTGAATTATTTTTAGCCATATATTTCCTTTATGCTGTAGTTGTTTCGGAGGTAAGTACGTCTGCAAATTCTTTTGCTTGCGCTGGGGTTAATAATTCTTTTTTGTCTACCCCATACTTGTCTTTCATTCTACCAATTAACTCCTCAACGGCCAAGTTCTTTTTAGCTATTAGAACACGCGATGCCGCGTTAATACGATTTAAACTGTTTCTAAACTCCGTATTTTCGCTGTTAGCCTCAGTAGTTCCCTGCTGTGCTTGATTTTCTTGTTTCTTCCCGCGAGCCGCGCTAGGTTTTGCTTCGGCCGGTTTAGCTTCCACATTCCCGTTGGTATTCTGAGAATCTTGGCTGTCGTCCCACACGTTTTGTTTAGATTTGTCGTAAAGAGCAAGACCCATTGATTGACCAAGGTTTTTTGCACACCGTTTAACTGCATCTGTTACTGCCTCCTTAACGGCTAATTCGTGAGCTTTACCAATATTTTCTTTGTCCGTGCCGTCGCCATAACCAACGTCACTAAATAAAACTTGTCTATCCTCTAAATTAGCAAGAAGTTCTACTTGAGCAACATAGTGTACAGTATGTTTTTCTTTATTATACTTATCGGTAATTTTACCGGAATGTACTAAATTAATAGACTGAGTCTTGTACGACCAATTGCCTTGGCCAAGTACTTTATTAAGTCGATCAATAACATATTGACCTTCAAGGTAGTCAAGCATTCTACCTCCGCCGCCTTCTCTTTGAGAGATAACACTTGTAGGGATTGGGGCATCAAGTTCATTTTGAAGCTTGGATCTTTTATTTTGTTCGCTCATCTAAATACCTCTCTAAATCAAGAAGAATATTGTTAGTTATAGTATGCCTAATATTATCACGTTCGTCAAGAATATTTTTCATTTCTTCTTCTGTTATATTTGTAAGAAGCTGCCCAAGTGTAAATGCTATATTGGGGTTTATATTAAATCGTCGAGAAAGAGCTGCACTAAAGGCTTGATCGACCTTTATTCTAATTTTTTCATCAATTAATGTAGAAAGGTTCATTTACTCTTTTTCCTGTTCTCTCTTCTTACTGCGTTTTCTTTTCCTGTCTTTTTCCCATGGCATTCTTTACAGGCAGTCTGAAAGCCATCAATGTCACATAACATGCGGTTAATAGCATTTTTAAAAGAATCGCGGCCAGTAAGAGGGATAACAGGAACGATATGATCAGCGTCAACAAAATCTCTCTTAAAGACCTCTTTGCACAAAGCACAACGGTACGAATTAGGAGCAACCCTGGAGCGCCGAAGGGCTTCTGATCTCGGCGGCCACCGCACTGAGAGGCGGCGTAAAGTAACCGTGACAAAACGCCAACACTCTTTGTCAAGCTCATCCTGGCTTTTAGGATTAACGACATAGTCAATTACCTTTCTTTTAATCTTTCTTTTTGGCAACGTGACACCTATCAAAGTATGGACATTTATCGCCATAATTATTAACGCATTGGCTTCTATTCTGTCTCATGGTTTTTCCCGCTATTTCTTTATTTGGCGGTACTGCCCCTCGTATTTCATACGCTGTTTGACTAATATTACTATACGCCATGGCAAGCCATTCGTCAGTAACTTCTTGAGTAGTTACTTGTATTCTTGGGTCTTTCAAGTCTTTAACAAAAGTCATGTAAACGGCTTGGTTAACGTGTAACCCCCGTTCCTTCAGCATTTTTATATAGCCCGGCATCTGCTCGTTAACCATAATTTTCTCTTTTGGGTAAGGACGGGCACTAGTTTTAAAATCAACAATAGACCGAACACCTTTATAATCGCCGTACAGATCTAATGTTCCCTGAAAAGGCAAAGGACCAACGCGCGTTTCCATCTTTAATTCTTGATGTATAGGGGCAAAGTGTTTTTTGTGAAGGCGTTTAAATTTATCTAGAAATATCTCGCCAAGGGTTTCTAAATCCGCATGTTGGTACTTAGTGTACTTAAGTCCTTTATCCTTTTCCCCGGCCCAATAAAGATAAAAAATAGAAAGGCCATCTTCGCCGTTAAGCTCCGCCTCCAATGCTAAATGTAGCGCAGAGCCAAACCTTAAGTCTGCGGAGTCCTGGCCGCCTTCCGGTATACCCATGATATGCTTGTATTCAAACAATCGTGGACATTTTAAGTAATCCTGTATTGTACTATAGCGGAGAATTAAATTCATAGTTTTGTATTATTTCCCATAACTAACTCCGTCCTCTGACGCAATATCAACAATAAACCTAATAGCCATAGCAGCAATTTGTACCGCTTCCGCCCTCATTTGTTTATTGTCTCGGTCTTTTGGTTTCTTCTTAACTATGTCCCATAGCTCGTCTACTTCTTCTTTAATTACGGAAATACCTTCGTGGGCGCTATTCATTGAGGGCCAAGACCTAATAGCTAAGTCTAATTCATTTATTACTTCTTGTATACTAGTTTCTTTTTTCATTTACCCGCTCCCCTTAATTTTAGCTCTAAAAGATAATAGCTTTGATACTCTTTAAGACTATCTACGTTAATTCTAAGCTGACCATTTAATCGCTCAAGCTCTCTGATTTTATTTTCGTACTCTTTTACTTTTGTTATTTTTACCATCACTCCCCCTCACTG